CTATTGCTTGGCCGCGGCGGGCTTGGGCGTCACCGCCTTGATGCGGATTGACGGCACGCTCTCCCTGCCGACGCGCACATCCTCGACTCCCAACGCGACCTTCGCGCCGACCCAATCGTTGGTCTCCGGGCCGAGAACTTTAACCAGTGCTTTTACGTTGGTCTTGTTCAAGATAAGCATCTTGGGACGCTCGACAAAGTGGGCGACGGGCTTCATGGACTCGCCGCGCGGGCCGGAGATTGCCTTCTCTTCGAGCTTGGAGATGGTCAGGGTCACTTGACCATCGCGGGGTAGCATCTCCGCGATAAGGTACTCAAACAGGGCGCTAGAAAAGATGTTCATGGGGGTGTTCCTCAGGTCAAATCTAACCCCATTCGTCGTGTCTTCGACGGTGGCCACCAGGGCGGCCAGGCTGGGGTAGGGACGAGTGTTAAAAAACTTCGTGTAAGAGGAGTTAGGGCTAACCTCAACCACGGCGTACCATTCGCCGGCGTACTCGGAGATGCCTAGCAAGCCGAGACCAGCTGACCCCAGGGCTTCTGCGATGCGCCTTTCCCCCTCCTGCGTGTCTACCTGCTCTAGGTGCTTGTAGATGTCTTCCTCTGGCATTGTGTCTGTCTCCTTGTGTCTGTCTGGGCTTTGCTGCCCCTGACTCGACTGCCCTTTTATTATACCATGAAAGGGGGTGTCTTGTCTATAAAACACTTTACAGTCGAGGTGTAAACTACTTTACATCTCGGTCTTCGCGGTGGCACTCCATGCTCCTTCAAGAGGTTGTACAGGCTGCCCTGCGAGATGCCGGTCGCGGCCAGAACATCTTCGACGCGCAACCGGCGTCTGTAGAGGTCCAGGGCGCGCGCAGCCTGCTGGGGAGTGATGCGACTTTTGCGCGTGTCGGACATGCCGTGCCGTCGAGCGCGCCGACCGATAGAAGCCGGCCATCGACCCAAAATTTGGCCGGCTTCGGCGTACGTCGCACCATCCGCGAGCAGGTCGTCGAGTCGGGCCAACTCGGCGTCATCGAAGAGCCGTCGAGGTCGTCGCATTATTCACCTCGGTCGTGCATGTCGAACAGGTCGTCTAAGCCGATTTCGTTGCTTGGTCGCGGCAGGTCCGCGCACGTACTGTCAACGATGATGGGCTTGCGACGGAATCGGACCACGAAATGGTGCTCGTCGAAGGCCATGTCACCGGCGGCCAGGCCCAAATCGCGCGTTCGGTGGTTATTGTCCAAAATTTCACCGACAGCCTCGGCTATTCTCTCTGTTGCCGTCTTCTTTCGTTTTCTAAACATGTCGTCACCTACTCCAGGTCGGCCGGTGATGTCGGCCGGCGTCGTTCGTTCGTCGTTCGTTCGTCGTTCGTTCGTTCTTTGTGCGCGCGGACCAGGTCAGGCCGCAGGGGCAGGGGGATTGTAGCCTCGTACCAAGTCAGGGCCAAGCGAGTCATCCGTTGCTGCTCGTCCATAAAGCGCAGTGCTTCTAGCTCTGCTTTGAGCCGATGCCACCCTTCCCCATGGTAGTACTCGCGACCGACGCGCGCCATCCGCGCGCCATCCCTCGTGAACATCCCATCGTTAAGTAGCGCCCGGTGGAAGAGGTCGTGCCACACGCCGGGCAGGAAGCTAAGACGGCCGGTGCGCGTCGAGGTCGGCCGGTTCTCGCCATTGGAAGACGGCACAAACGGCCGTGTGCCTACCACCGGTGCTGGGCTGCGCGGCGCGGTCCAGGTCTCGGTGGTGGTCACTCCCAAACCATTGTTGAGGTACGCGTCGTGAGCTTGCCAGTTAAAGAGAAAGCCAGCAGCGCCGGCTGCTATCAGACCAGCACCGATGCCGGCCATATATAGGAGCATGTCCTCTCTGCTGTGGAGCACTGCCCCTAAGAGCGTGAAGACGCCGAGCACCATCATAAACACGTAAAAGGCTTGTCGGCGGGCGAATTTGTTCACAAAGTCCTCGTAGCTGATGTTCTTGGCGTTGCTCCACTTACGCAAGTCGCCTATGGCCTGTGTAGATTCGGATTCGTACACGGCATGTCCTCCTGTGGGCACTGCCTGTTACGCCATGTCTCAGCGTCAAGCACGACGTTCTCGTGCTTCGTGCTGAAAAAGGCGCGGAACACGGTGTCATGGTCGTTGGGTGAGTTGCGCGTGACCGCGCGCACCAGGGCCACCCAACGACCAGGAAACCGACGAGATTTGAAGGTCTCGATTCTCATCGCAAATATTCCTCTATTACGGCGATAGCCTCGTACGCACCTTTGCACTCGACGGCCAGATTGCCATGCGCCGCTAGGCGCGCAAACCATCGTAACTGCTCCGGAGACGTGCGTCCACCACTCGTCCGCTTCATTTCAATGTAGAGCGCGTGGCAACCTTGCCGGGCCACAGGCAGTACGACGTCGGGCACGCCGGCTTTAACTCCCTCGGCCTTAAGGCGCGCACCAACTCGCTCGTCGCGTTCTCCACCGTTGGGCACGGCGTAGAGCAGCTCCAGCTCTGGGTACTTTCCAGTGGCCAGGGCTGCCCACTGGAAGAGGGCGGCCTGCTCCTGATGTTCGCTCGGCACTGGTGGCTTCATGATGCCTCCACGACGAAGAGTTGGCCGGGCTTAATGACGGCGTGGTCGGCCGATTTCGTCACACGGACAAGTTTCTTTTTCCCTTCCCGGTGTACGACGATGCCCGACACGGCCACCCCCTGATAGGTGGTTGAAATGGTCGCGTTCATGCTTCACCATCCTCGGCCGGGCCGCCATGGCCCAATACGCGCAGGGCCGCTGCGTCGGCTTCGAACATGGCCGCGGTCACGCCATTTGAACTGTAGATGTGTGGACCACCGCTCATGGGGTCGCACCTCGGCACGGCTTCGACGTAGAGCAGGCTGCTCTGCGCGATGGCCGCTGCACGCGTGGCTAGCTCGTCCCAACACGCAATCTTCCACCGTTGGGTGTGCAGGTCGTGCTGGCCGGCGGTGGCGAATACATCGAGCACGGCGAATGCACGACCATCGGGAGTGAGCCGCGCGGTGGGGTCAGCACCTGCGTAGCCAATGATAACGACTTTAACGAGCATGTCCTGTCTCCTCGACGCCAACTGCGTCACTCATCACTGCCTTGATAAAGTCACCGGGGTCAGCGCCTGTCGGCGTGCCGGCTGGATACTGATATACGCGGGTTTGAAGACCTCGACGGTTAAGCCGGGCCGCGACCATTGGACCACGGGCCGGCGGTGGCGGATGCCCCTTCTCGGCCTGCCACCGCTCGATGGTCGCGCGACGTTGGTCATCGTCACTGATGCCATTGCCGGCCAAGTCATTGTCGAAGACGACCAACGCGCGCGCAGGGCGAGCGGCCAGCAGGGCGTCTTCCCACAAGCTGTTCCAATAGGTGGCCGACAGAGTCGCCACTGCCAGTGCGCGCGCGCCTTGCTCTTCATAGTGTCGGCTTAGCAGCATGGCGTCGACGGCATTCTCGACGATGACCACCGTTGAACCGGGCTGAATGCGGCGCGCGTTGAAGAGCGGCAACTCGGCCAGCTTCCACCCTGCAGGCGACATCCACCCACTGCCATTGGGCAATCGACCGCGGAGGCAAGCAAGCCGGCCATCAGCGCCGAAGATTGGGACGATGAGCCGCTCCTCGTGGCCACCGGGCAGCACGCCATAGCCTAGCCAATGGCGTGCGACGTCTGACGCGTTGACGGGCTTGTTGTAGCCTGAGGCGCGCCACACGGCCAGCACGCGCGTGGCGCTTGGGTAATAACGGTCCATGTAGGCCGCTCTATCCCAACTGCGCCATGGTGGCGGTGGCGGTGGCGGTGGTGGTGGCGGCCTGACCGCCGGCACGCGTGGCTTGGCGTCCGTGTCGAGAAGGCCAAGATGGCGCGCCATGGCGTGCAGGCCACCACCGCCACCACAGACGAAGCAATGCCCACCGCGCGTTGAGTACGAAAAGTGGGTCTGCCCGCGCGCCGCTTCTTTACCGCAGAAGGGGCAGTCGGCGTGAAATTCGCCGTCGCGTCGAGCGGGCATCCCCTGCAGCTGTCGATGGACCATCTCGAAGAGGTCGTCGTCGTCCGTCATCGTCTCTCCTCTGACCGCCGGTGATACCAAGAAAGTACTTCCCTTGCACGCGCTACGCCGCATGCGGCCTCATATAGCCATCGCATGCGGCGCGGGCAACCGGTGACCGCGGAGACACCTCCGCGGTCACCTGGTCGTCGGTGCTAGATGGTCTCGGCGGCCTTGGCTCTCAGGGCGGCGTCGGCCGCGCGGTGGGAGTCGTAGCGACTCATCGCGCCGCGGACCAAATTGCCCAGGTTCATGCGCTGCATGCCCGCGTTCAGGTGGCCGTAGCGCGCCTTGAGTCCGTCAATCGTCGGGATGTCGCTCTCCTTAACGGCCCAGCGGGACATCTCGTCGGCGGCCAGCTGGTAGGCGTCTTCGAGGGCCAGGCCGCGGAATTTGGCCGCGACCATGTCGCCACTGTCGATGCTCTTGCGGCCGCTCGGCGTCTTGGCCAGGCCAACCTGGTAGTGGTTCAGGTCAAACTCCAGCACGGGCGAGCCGGGCTTCCGCTCGCGCGGCTGACGGGTGGCCTTGGCGGCGGCCTTGGCTTCGTCGCGGGCGGTCTTGGCGGCGGCACGGGCTTCGGCGCGCGCGGCCTTCTCGGCGGCCTTGGCTTCGGCCTTGGGCGTCGGGTGGACGTAGGTCTGCAGGTCTTTGGCGCGCACCTTGCGGTCCACATCGAGCAGCTTAATCCATCCGGCCTCGACGGCTTCGACGGTGTGGGCTTCGCCGGTCGCGGCTAAGGCCACGGTCGCTCCAACGTACACTTGGCTGATGGCTATGGGCTGGGCTTGGGGGGTGTTCTTCGTCATGTCGTTCTGTCTCCTATTCGTTCGTTCGTTTGTGCGCTTTCGCTCCACCCTTTTATTATACCACGAAGAGGGGTATTGTGTCTATAAAGTAGTTTACAGTCGAAGTGTAAAATATTTTACACTCGGACTGTAAACTACTTTACATATCACCCGGCCTGTTTACCTTCCTCGGCCGCGGCGGCCTGCAGGTCCGAGTAGTTGGTCAGGAGCCAACAGTACTTGGCGCGCGGCGTATTGGCCAGCTTCCACAGGCCGGTTTCGGCCGCGATGTCCTGCACGGCCACCCGGTCGAACATGTTCGCTTCGCCGGTCAGGCGCACCTGCTCGAACTGTCGCCATAGGTCGATATCGAATGGGTCGAAGGTCTGAATGGGCATGTCGTCTCCTCTAAGTTGCTCGTCCTCTCTTACCGGTGGTCGTAAGCGGTCATCACCTTGACGACCGTTTGCTTCATCTCGTCGTTAATGTCGGCGGTCAGCATGGCCAGCACGACTTCGCCGTCGAAGATATCGCCCAGCAGGCGCGAGTAGCGATTGGCCACGACCTCGTAGGTGTCTTCGCCGGCAAAGCCGGGGTCATTCTCGATGGCGTAGACCAGGCCAACCACTACGCCGGCCAGGGCTGCACCGCGTACTTCGTTCTTCTGCTTGTCGCTTTCGCTTAATTGTGCCATTTCGCTGTCTCCTATCGTCTCTCCTCTGTGCTGCCCCGGCTGTGCTGGCCGGGGGTGGGGGGTTACCGCCCCAACCTCGTCTTTGCGTAAAAACCTTTCGTGTCCGCGTCATACTCGCGCTTTATATCGGCCGCGGGCCGGCTCTCGCGCAACCCCCTCTCCATGCAATACAGGGCTTTCCCAATCCCCATTTCCCAATAAGGGGTGTGGTTCGGGTTGGTGTAGGGGATAGATTCGGCAGCTACGAAAGCGAAGGCGGCTTCGGCGCGAGCGCGGTCGGATTCATGCGCCATGATGATTTCTCGGCGGGTCGGGTCGTTGAGCTGCTCGGTCGCTCGTTGCAACCACTGGTCAACCGACATCATGCGCACGCTGCGGTCATAGTCGGAAATGGCGATTGGTTTACTGAACATCTCTGTATCCTCGTCTGTCTCCTGTCGTCTGTCTCGACTACCCTTTTATTATACCACGAAGAGAGGTATTGTGTCTATAAAGCAGTTTACAGTCCGAGTGTAAACTACTTTACAGTCGGAGTGTAAACTAGTTTACAGTCGGGCTGTTGGTTAGGCTGCTCCAGCGGACCGATAGTTTGCGGCCTGGTCGGTAGGTCAGGCTTCGGATGTCGCAGTGGTCGGGCCAGGCGTTGGCGATGGCGGGCAGCCACCGCTCGTGGCTGACATATTCACGGCTTGTGCCGCTAACCTCAGCCAGCAGGCCGGCGTCGATGGTCGTCTGCCCCTCCAGCGAGAAGAGCCACTCGGAGATTTTAACCCAGTACTCCCATTTGATGCGGCGTTGCGTGCCGTCGGCGTTCTTATGCCGGCAGTACGCGCCGCAGCCAGGCGGGCAGGGGATTTCGGGCGAGCCGAGGGCGGCTGCCCAGTCGTCGTAGATGCCGGCCAATGGAAGGCTTGTGGGGATGCTTGAGAAGAGCCACACGTCCACCGCGCGGGTTAATGGCCGCGCGCGGTGGACGGCCTGCAATAGTTCGTCCTCTCTGAACATGCCGTGCAGCGTCTCTAGCTGGCCGTGCCAGTCATCCCAGAATCCCCTAATCATCCGGTGTGGGACCAGGCCGGCCTGGTTGAACCGATACGGTCGCAGACGCTCGCTGTACATCGGCCGCTCGACGCCGTCTTCCGTCTTGGCTAGGGAGAAGGGGGTCATGCGCCTAGAATAGAGCATGGCCGCGGTGCGCAGCACCTGATAACCTGGTGGGGATGGTGAGCCGAGGACGAACAGCGAGTCTACGTGTTCGAGGTCGTTGCTGCCCCTCTGTCCGTAGAAGTGGGACATGCTCGCACCGAAGAGGTCTTCGAAGTGGGCGAGCAGACCTTTAAAGGAAACTAGGCCGGGGCAACGGTAGTTGTGGCGGGCGATGAGTTGGGCGAGCATGCGGTGGGTGTCGGCTATGTAGTCGAGTTTCTCGTCCTCTAGTTGTCTCTTTCCATTAAGCCGGTTGACCACTTGGAAGACGCGACCGCGCAGCGCGGCCGGCGGTTCGTAGTCGGTCACTTCACGACCTAGAAGCTCCTGGTAGATATCGGCGCGGCCGGTGGCGTCGAGTAGCACGATGGCGCTTTGCCCAAGCTTGGACCAGGCGTCTCCGCGACCGTCGATTTGAAGGCGGCCGGCGGCCACCGTCACACGGGGTAGCCACTCCTGCATGCCGTTCTTCCAGGCGATAAATTCGGGCACGGCGAATCGCAAGAGGGGTGGTAGAAGGGAAGGCGGCGCTTTCTCGACGTCGTCGGGCGATTCGAGGAAAGGTTCGTCGATGCTCACTCCAGCGCGCAGTTGCTCTAGCAGGTACATGGCGCTGGAGTAGGCTTCTCCCAGCGGTGGTCCGAGGGTGTCGAATACGGCGCGGCCTGACAGGCCGGCGTCACTCAATCCTTCGTCGGAAACGGCCAGGTCCAATAGCGCACGAAGGACAGGCGCAAACGGCCCACCGGCGTTGCCGGCCACCGCGGCTATGTCGCGAGCCGAGAAAGAGCGCGGCGCAAGGAAGGCGCGCAGGGGCAGCTCGTCTACAATGACGAGGTCGAAGCGGTCGATGGCCAAGCCGACCACGAGGTGTTCGTGTACGCCGGCGATGATGGGCTGCTGTTGCTTGGCCTGCAGGCGATAGGGGCATCGCGACCGATAGCGCGGGCAGAGCGTCTTGCACATGCCGTGCAGCGAGTAGCCTTTCGCGGTCCACACCGCGGCCTGGTTGTGATAGCGACAGAAGGGCGAGCCGTCGTCCTGTTCGTGGTGGGTGGCGTGCCAGTGATACCACAGGGCGGGGTCGTGGTGGGGTAGTCCTTCGAGCGTCGAGTAGTGGCGATGGGTGGGCATGAGGAAGAGGACGCGACGACCGAGGGCGGCCTGCTCTTGGGCCAGGCGCACGGCGGCATGCGTCTTGCCCGTGCCGGGTTTGGCGCGCACGAGCAGCACGCTACTTTCGGCGGTGGCCTGTGTCATGACTCGCAGCATCTCGTCGCGGACCTCGTCCAGGGGCAAGGCTAGCTGGCTTGCTTGGGCCACATCGCCTGGCAACCACTGAAGATGGTGACGCTGTCGCGGGGTATCATCCGGCGCGACAGCGTCACCATCTTCGTATACTGCGTCCCAGCGTTCTAGCTCATGCTGCAAGTCCTCCAACCACTCAAGGAACAGGGGCGGGTTGGACATCGAGCGCGTCCTCGTGGGTGTGGCCACCAGAATGGCCGCGATGGCCGGTGCAAACTCGGTCTCCTTCTTCGTGCAGGCACGGGCCGTGGAGAAGCAGGTCGTTCGACGGTGGGCCGGCCAGCAGGGCGCGCGGCACGACGGCCACCAGGCGGCCTTCGCCACTGCCCAGCAGGATTTCGACTCGGTCCGGCCATGCGCGCAGCACGCGACCGCGGATTCGGACATCGACCTCGTGGCCAGCCTGCAGGCGGTCACTCGACGGCACGGCCTGAGGCTTGGCGCGCGGCGCGTGCTCGGCCGTACCAAGCGGGCCATGGGCTGCGCACCATCCGCGCGTGTAGACGCTGCCATTGGGCGTCGTCATGTGCCGGCCATAGGTAGCCGGCTGCCCGCAGGCGTAGCACTTCTGGCCACTGCTCAGCGCGAAGTAGTCGCTCATGACTAAGCTCCAGTCGAGCCAAAGCCGTTTGTGCCGCGGGCGCTTGGGGGCAAGGCGTCGCGGTGCTGCAGGGGAGGCGTAACCGCCGGCATAACGAGCACCTGGGCGACGCGTTGTCCCTTCTCGATTACGATGGGGTCTCCGATGAGCGACGCGCAGAAGATAAAAACCGGGCCGCGGTAGCCTTCGTCGATGACCGTGTTGGCCACCATCAAGCCGCGCAGCGCGAGCGACGAGCGCACGGCCATAGTCACCCATGTGCCAGGCGCAGCGGCCAGATGGAGCTGCCCGCTCGCGTCACCAACAGGGACTTTCGTCCACCCATGGCCGACGGGCAACACGTCAACCTTCTCCATGGCGCACAGGTCGTAGCCAACGTCACCGGGCAGGGCCGGTTGGGAAATACCACCGCCGGAGTGGAGCATCGGCCGAGAGCCGTCGTCCTGCATCATGCCCAACAGCAGGCCGGCGGCCAGCACGGGGTCGTAGGTGGCCGGCGCGTCGCGATAGTAAAGAGGCATCTTCATCTCCGGGCCATTGGTGATGAACACGAGCGGCTTCTTGTAGACCTCACGGGCCAGGGCGACCTCGTAGGGAGTCCCCCAAGACGGCACATCCGTGTCAATGCGGACGAGCATGCCGTCGCAAGCCTTGAGCAGGGCGTCGTTGGCCATCTGGATGTTGGGCGTGCCGACGGCCGCGGCCAGGTGCATCGGGTCGATGACGTTAAACAGGCCGAGGGCGGCCACCTCGTCACGCCAACTGCGCGCGTGTTCGTTTTCCACGTAGTCAATCGGGCCGGCCAGATAAACGGTGGGCTTCTTCATTTTGTCGTCTCCTTAAACGTGGTTTGCGGCAACTCCCACACGCCATAGAGCAGGGCCAGGGCGATTGTCGCGTAGTTGATGGTGTCGAGCAGGTCGTCGACGAGGTCTTCGACGTCGGCCGGGCTGGGCTGGGTGACGCGTTGAATGCCGGGGTCGGTGAGCATGCCCCACAGGCCAATGTCACGGCCAAGCCGGCGCAGGCGCGCGGCCTTGTCGCTGGACATCCGCGTGATGACACCGGGGATGCCCTGCTCACTGATGTTCTCCGTGCCGCGGCGCGCGCGCTTGTCGAGCATGATGCCGTTGGCCACGGCCTGCACGACGGCAACGACATCCTCGAAGGTCTCCGCCTGTTCAAAGGCAGTGGACAACGCGTCGCCTTTGGGCGCGATAGCCTGATATGGGCTGGTCTTGGTCATCGTGACATCCCCTTCCAAATGTCGGCCGTGTCGAGGTAGAAACCCTGGTGCTTGCCCGTGCCGGCGATGGCGACGGGCACTCCCAGTTCGTCCTCGACGAGTTGCAGATACTCGACGGCCAAATCTCCGTCGAGCGCACCGAGGAATTGGCCGGCATGGGCCGAGTCGGCCACACCGGGGTACTTGTAGTCGACGAAGGTCAGGGCCAGATGCGTCGGGCGCGTCTGGGCGGTCACACGGCGCATGATGTCAAAATCAAGTTCGGCAATGCGCCGAATCTTCTTCGTGACAGTCGTCCTCTCCGGCACGGCCACATGCCCGCCGGTCTTCTCGAACATCTCGTCCCAGGTGACCTCGTGGGGTAGGGGGCCACTCGGACCACCAACGCGGATGGGGTAGGTGCGCAGCACGCCGTAGATGCGCGTATCCGTCGCATGGGCGCGCGTCAACCCAACCTGCGACAACAGGGCGTCGGGCGTACATTCGCGGCTGGTGCAGAAGGGGTAGTAGGTGCTGGTGTAAAGCGAGAGCAGCGCGCCTTGCGTGCCTTCGACAATGATGTGCACTGGCCGCTTCGCCGTCGGCCGGCGGTGGTCGTCGAGCAGCAACAGATTGAGCCAAGTCACGGTGTCTTCGGTTTGGATGCCCTGCTCGTCGAGCCAGTGGAGCAGGTCGTCGTCGTCCTCAACCACGGCCGCGCGGCGCATGACACGCTCGGCCGTGGCTGCCCCAACTCCCTCACCGGTCGAGCTGATTCGCTCTTTGAGGTCGGCTTCGGCCTGCATGTGCTCGTCACTGATGATGGTGGCCTGCTTGTCGATGGCCAAACGCGGCCTGCCCCACTGCATCCGACGATAGAGCGCGCAAAGCTCGTACCACTCCTTCTCCAAAATCTCGCGGTGGACCAGGCCGGCTGCACCGATAACGCCGGTGGCCGTGGGCGTCACGAAGGGCGGAATGGGGATGCTCTGCACGGCCTGCACCGTGCCGTCTGCCCAGCGGAAAGTGTGGCCGGCGTTCGGACCACCGACGCGCACGCCGAAAATCCGGCGCGAGCCGTCTTCCTCTTCGGCCAGCTTGGCCACCACTGCCCCCTTGCCGGTGCTGCCCCACTGCAGGCAGGCCACCACCGACACGCGATTGCGGCTGGGCTGGAGCATACCGTGCGGGTACTCAATCCGGTGAATTACCGGATGCCGATTCGCCCTGTCGTCCTTCTCTTGTAGTAACATGTCGTCTTGTCTCCTTGTGTGATTTGCTAACTCTGCGCGTCTTCCAGGGCTGCCTCTTCCAAGGCTTCCTCTAGCCAGCTCTGCGCATCGCCGCTTTCCGCGGCCTTGATGTAATACCGCGACGTCAAAGCATCGCGGACTATGGCCGACATGCTCTCGCCAGTCGTCATGGACTCTGCCCTGAGCAACTGCCTGAGCGCCTGGTCGGCACGAGTATCTCGAAAAATCACCCACTGCTTGACCATCATGTGCTATACCTCCACCTTGAAGTATACCACAGGCGACGCCGGCTGACAATGGTCCACGGGCCATCCACGACATCTCGCTACATAGATTCTTTGTCAGCATTCGTCGCCAGAGAGAGAGGGTCTGCTATACACCTCTGAGAGCACCATACCGTGGCAGCGTCCTTTTAAAAAATTAAAGGGAGACTGCCACGGTATGGTGCTCTCTCGGATGTATAGCAAGGCAGTCAGACTGCCCCACCGATGACACAACACGACACGAGGTCTTTTTCACCATGGCTTCCCTGGACCACTCGAAGCGTCCACGGGGGATTGCGCCGACGGCCGGAGTGTGGTATAATAGAAGAGTCGCAAGTCTCCTTTGACTGGCCGGTGCAAGAGGTCTCACTACTGAGGGTGCGAGACCTCTTTCACCAGGTCGGCGTCGAGTAACAAGCGGACAAAAGAACGAATGACCACAACCACCACCGACGAAATCGTACAAAATAAAAAGGGGGTGCGCACGCCAACTGTCGCGCAGATTGAGCATGCCATACGGCAGACATCCGGCAACGTTACAGAAGCAGCACGCGCGCTGGGCGTCGGGCGAACCGCCTTGCACGCGCGCATAGCAAAGACACCAACCCTGCAGACGCTGTTAAAGGACGAGCGCGAGGCGTTGGTCGATTTGGCCGAGTCGGCACTGCGCGTAAAACTCGTAGAGCGGGACATGTCGGCCATTATTTGGACGCTCAAGGCCAATCCGGCGGCGCGCGCGCGCGGCTGGGGAGAACGCACTGAGATTACCGGCAAGGACGGCGGGCCGGTGGCTCATGAGATAGAACACAGGGGGCAGGTGCATGGCAGCGTTGAGCATGTCGCCGACGTCGTCGCCGCGCTGGCTGGAGTGGGTGCAGTCCCATTACCAGGAGTTGGCGCGGGCGACACGGCCGAAAATGACGCCATACATCCCGCATAAGCCGACGCCGAAGCAGCAGGCATTTCTCTTGCTTGACTGCCTGGAGGCGCTCTATGGTGGCGCGGCCGGGGGCGGTAAATCGGATAGTCTGCTCATGGCGGCGCTGCAATATGTGGACGTACCCGGCTATAATGCCCTGCTCCTCCGTCGCACGTTTGCCGACTTGTCATTGCCCGGCGCGATCATGGACAGGGCGCATGACTGGCTGCGCGGCACGGCGGCCGTGTGGAGCGAACGGGATAAGACGTGGACGTTTCCCAGCGGCGCGCGCCTGGCCTTCGGCTACATGCAGACCGAGGCCGACAAATACAGGTATCAGGGAACGGAGTTATCCTTTTGCGGCTTCGATGAATTGACCCAATTCACTCAGGAACCATACGCCTATTTGTTTTCCCGTCTGCGGCGGCTGGAAGGCGCGGACGTGCCTCTGAGGATGCGCGGGGCAACTAACCCCGGCGGCGTCGGCGCGGGCTGGGTGTACGAGCGTTTCTTGCCCGACTTGACGCCGGAGGCAATGGATCACCGGCACAAGACCGGCCGCATGTTTATCCCCGCCCTACTGGACGATAACCCCCACATCGACCAGGCCGCTTATCGCCTGTCACTGGCTGAACTGGATGACGTAACGCGGCGGCAACTGGAAGAGGGGCTATGGATTACCGACCCATCGGCGCGGCCGTTTGACCCGGCCTGGTGGCGCGGGGCTAACCGCGTCGACATGGACGACGCGGCGCTGCGCAATACTACCGTCGGGCGCTATCACTCTTATGACACGGCAACCAAGACCGGCCAGGAGAACGCCTATACCGCGCTGGTGGTGGGCGAAGTCACACCGGATTACCGGCTCGTCATTCGGGACGTGTGGCAAGACAAGCTCATGGTTCCGTATCTGGCCGACGCCGTGCGCGACAAGGCGGTGGCGGGTAATCGGGACGGCAAGCTGCAAGCCGTCATCATAGAGGACATGAGCAGCGGCACGGGCATTGTGCAGACGCTGGGCATGGGTGACGAATGGCTGGCCCGGCTGCTGGTTCCGTTTAAGCCGGCCAACTTCGGGGACAAGGTGCAGCGGGCGCAACAGGCGGCGTTATGGTGCAAGCGGGGCTGCGTGCTGTTGCCCCAGCCGTCAACGGCCGCGCCGTGGCTCTATGACTTCGAGCGGCAATTGCTCAATTTCCCCAATACCGAACACAAAGACATGGTAGACGCATTTAGCCAGCTTTGCATATTCCTGGAGCACATCTTGGCGACCGGCTGGCGGGCAAGGGGTGGAGCATGACGACAGAGTGGACGACAACGGGCAGGCCCATGGGGAGATTTAGTCAACGCTTCTGGGGCGGGGTCGCCCGGCGCATCCTCGATAGCGGGGCACTGGACGGCACGCTCTACAAGCCGGGGCAGACGGCCGACGAATCGGCGCGGCTGGATGAATACGAGCGGCGCTGGGCGTACTATCTGAATGATGACCTATACGGGCGGCTGTATCAGGCGGGGCACGTACCGGCGGCCATGCCCACGGAATGGAACCCGGTTCCGGCGACGGTCAGCTTCTACGTGTCCAACGCATTCGCGGGCACGCCGGAAGTGCGGCCGGTCGATGAGACGGCCGACGGCGAGGCGCTGGCCGCGGCCGTGGCGCGGCTGTGGTTCTGGTCGAACTTCCCGACGCTCAAGCGCAACCTGACGACCACCGCGGCGGTGCTGGGTGACGTGTTTCTGAAGGTGGCCGAGCGGCGGCCGGACGCCGACGCCGACCCGACGGGCGTTTATATGCAGGATATTAACCCGTCAACCGTGCGCTGGTGGGACGCGGACGAGCGCGATTACCTGACGGCTATCCGCATCGACACGCCGCGGCTTACGTCCATTTTCACCGGCGAAGAGAAGCGGCATACGCTGGTGGAGGTGTGGCGTAAGACCTGGGCCGACGGCGAACCGGGCGGGGTAGCGTTCTACGAAGTGGGTACGTCTAAGATGCTGGACGACAGCAGCCGCGAGGGGGCCGTGGCGGTCATGTCGTTTGATGAGTTGGGCTATGACTTTATCCCCGTCGTGTGGGTGCGCGTCGATACCCACTGGCGGCGCATGGCGTCGCAGATTGACCGTTACAACGCGCTGGCGTGGCAGATGGCGCGGCTGAACCGGCCGCTGGCCGTGGTCAACGCCAACGCCCGTGATGCGACGGGGCGACCGCTGGCCGCGCCGCTGGGGACGGCTGAGGGGCTTGAGACGGTGTACACCGAGGAGGGCGACGGCGTAATGGGCGTGGTGAGGATGCCGGGCACAACGTCGCTCAATTGGGCGGGCAATCCAGTGGACTTCTCCTCCCTGAACACGCGGCTGGATGAACTACGGGAGGGGGTGATTGACGCGCTGCCTGAGTACCGCGTGGCGACGCTGAAGGGTACGCAGATAGCGACCGAGACGCTCCACCTGCTGCTGAATCAGGCCGAGCAGCGGGTGCTGGAGATGCGCGACGGGTTAGGCCGGGGGCTGGCGCGGGCGCAGATGATGGCCCTGACGATTGCCCAGGTGGCCGGTATTGAGCCGGAGACGTTCGGCGCGGGGATTATCGGCACGTATGACGACGGCGGGATTGAACACGCATTCGCCGATGAGACAATCTTCACCGCCTCTACGTCGGCGCGGGCTGAGGAAGCCAAGTCGCTGGTGGCCGCGGGCACGCCGCTGAAGCTGGCGCTCCAGATTGCGGGCTATGAGGCTTGGGTATTGGATAAGGTCGAAGAAGAATCCGCCGCGCAGGCGCTACGGGAGCGGACGACACTGGCGGCACAATTGCAACGGCAGCGGGCGCTACTCGACAGCGGCGCGGCCGATAACGGATTGACGAGGCCGTAACACATGCCCGCGCGCATCCTGTCGGCGGTAGAGATAGCGGCCCAATTCCGGGCCGAACTGGCGGCGCTGGACGCCGGGGCCGCGGGCATGATGCTGGACGCGTGGCAGGGGGTGGACGCGGCGCTGGTCGAGGCGATGGAGCTATTCGCCGGGCGCTTCGAGCCGGGGGCGCTCTTGACGCCGGGGCAGGTTGTGCGGCTGGAACGGTATCAGCAGCTATTCGCCCAGGTTCAGGCGCAACTGGAACTCATGGAGGGGATTGCGGCGGGGACGATTGAGGCCGGATCGCAACAGGCGGCGCTATTGGGGGCGCAGCAGGGTATCGCCTCGCTGGAGGCGCTGGGGGTGTCGGTGGGGTTCAACCAACTACCGGCCGCGGCGACGGCGAACGTGGTGGCCCTGGCGCAAGCGGGGCAGCCGCTGGCGGCGCTGCTGGAGCCGATGTATGCGGCGGCGGCCGACGGGATTATCCGCGAGTTGATAGCGGGCGTGGCGCTGGGCTGGGGGCCGCGACAGATTGCGCGGCGGATGGCCCAGGAGGGGATGACGGACGCGCTGAACCACCTGCTGCTTGTCACCCGCGACCAGTACAACCGGGCGCATCGGGCGGCTTCGCTGGAGACGTACCGGCAGAGCGGGGTGGTGCGGGGCTACGTGCGGCGGTGCGCACGGCAAGCGGGCCGGACGTGCATCGCGTGCATCAGCCTCGACGGGCAGTTCTACCCGCTGGACGTGCCGTTTGAGGAACATCCCCAAGGGCGTTGTACGATGATACCGGCCGTGCGTGACATCACCTTATCGCCGCTGGGCAGCGGGCGGGGCTGGTTCGAGGGGCTTAGTCAGGAGGAGCAGATAGCGACGATGGGCCGCGGCCGGTGGGAGGCGTGGCAGGCGGGTGAACTCTCATGGGACAACATGGTACAGCGGCGCGAGCATCCGGTGTGGGGCGTCAGTGTGACGCCGGCACCCGTGGGGAAATACTCTTCTAGAATAGAAAGGCTGACGGAAGACGAACATGAGAAAATTAACACGTGGTACATGAGAGGGCGGCAGATAATTGACGACCCCACGGGAGAGGGATACGGATTTTTCAGCCGGGATGATATAAGCCGGCAGAAACAAGACATTGTGGCAGAAATATCACGCCGCACGGGGATGAGTGAGGGGGATATCAATGATATTATTCACCAGTGGGCGGTGTCTTCTAACGACGCAAAGCTTGCTAGTCTTGGGGTACAAAAGACCGCCGCGAAAGAATTTGGGGTACCGCTCTCCAAGTGGCAGCAAGGGAAAATTGCGGAGCTAGAGAAGAAACGACAACGGTTTATAGATGAGGGATATGTCGATGATGTGACCGAGCTACGCGATGATTATCTTCACATGTTCGAGAAACAGCACCCGGACACTTACGAACAACTCAATAGCAACGCAATTAGAGCGGTTTATAACAACACGCAAGACGAGTTCAATCGCGCCGGTATTAACCGGCTGGAACTATACCGCGGCATATCTCTCGACGATGATATTATTCGCGGGATGAACGTCGGCGATGTCGTTAGGCTTGAGGCGAACACCCTGGAGAGTTTTTCTATTCACCGCGACGTAGCGGAGGAATTTTCTCGACAAGGAGATGGACTGCGGAGCATTGTGGTTCGGGTGACGGTCCCTGTCGAAGATGTGTATTCAACCGCTCTCACAGGCCAGGGGTGCTTGAGTGAGTTTGAGGTTATTCTCATTAACAGGCCGTCGAGAATATACGAAATTATGACCCTGGAGTAAACATGAAAAAAACAAAAACTAAACTGATTATTTTATCGACCGCCGGAGACGAGAACTCGGATTGGATCAAGCTTGTGCGCGGCGGCAGTAGTCAGCGGCAAGAATTCGAAATTCACCGAGAACTAACCAAGAAATACGCGGGCAAAGACAGCGCCCCTTTTGCGTTTAGTGCCAGGAGCACCACATGACAGACACGACAACGGCCCAGGCGGCCACACCGGAACCCCAGGCGGGCGACGGGCAGCAGACAGAACAAGCCGAACGCGAGTTCGGCCAACAACCGAAGACGCTCACGGCGGAGGAGTTGGCGGCGGCGCTGAAGAAGACGCGCGAAGAGGCGGCCGACTACCGGCGCAAGCTGCGTGAGGCGGAGGGCAAGCTGACGGCATCCGAGAAGGCCCAGGCCGACGCGGAGGCTGCGCGGCTGGCCGAGCAGGGCGAGTACAAGGCGCTCTACGAGAAGGCCCAGGCCGAGGCCCAGGCGGCGGCGGACAGGCTGGCCCAGATGGAGCGCGACCAGCAGCGGCGGGACGCGGCCCAGGCGGCCGGCATTCCGCAATTGTGGGAACGGCTCAAGGGCGACACGGCCGAGGCGCTGGCCGAGGACGCGCAGGCGCTGGCGGCCATGATGCAAGCGACGGCCCCGCCCGCCAACGGGCAAGCGGCGCGGACGGCGGCGACGATGCCGACGCCGGCGGCGCAAGGGACGAAGGGGTTGACGCCGGACGAGAAGCGGGCAAGGGCAGTACGGACATTCTAGAGAGGTAAGAAGATGGCGGAATTAACGATTACGAAATGCGACCAGGTTCAGGTCGTGCAGCAGTTTACCGGGCCGGCGGTGGAGGCGATTACGGAGGGGCAACGCTGCCGCTTCGACGCCACGACCGGCAAGATCGCGCTGGGCAACGCCACGACCGCGGCCGAGGTGAAGGCGGGTGGCATCGCTACCCGCGCCGCCGCGGTCGGTGAGACGTTGACGATTATCAATCAGGGCATCGTGGACGTGGGCGAGGCGCTGGTCGCGCTGGCGTTTGGCGATGACATCTACGTCAGTGACACGGACGGCGGGTTCTCGACCGAAGTGGGCGATTCCACCGTGGACGTGATTGTCGGGCAGGTCATCCCCGGCTGGGATAACACCACGGCGGATAAACTGCTGTGGCTGAACGGGAAATAGGGGTGAGGGCGACATGGCAAACTTGAGCACTTACGGTTTTATTGGTTATGAAGACCTCGCCGACGAACGAGTGGTTGACGGCAATGTGGCGATGGTCAACACGGCCGTCAACGCATCATTAGAGGAGCACAACCGGCAGGTGTCCGCGGCGCTGGCTGAACTGGTCGAGCCGACGACGGACTATACCACGCGCTACAAGATCGGCGGCGGCGGCACGCTGCAGCCGCTGGACGAGTGGGGCAACCCCTCGCCGGTGCGCGATGCGGGTTATTACGATGTGGCGTTCCCGATTCAGGGCGGCGGCACGGCCTGGGGTGACAACCGGGTGAGCCGGGCGCTGATGACGGTGGCCGAGGCCGACCGTTTCACCGCCGGGGCGCTGCGGCGGGATGCGGACTGGATGCGCCGACACATTCTGGCGGCCATGTTCGATAACACGTCCTGGACGTTTGCCGACGAAGAGAAAGGCAGCCTGACGGTGCAGCCGCTGGCGAATGCCGACGCGGTGACGTATCTGCGCTCCAACGGCACAATTGCCACCGACACCCATTACATGTTCCAGGCCGCCGCTATCAGTGACGCGGCCAACCCCTTCCCCACCTGGCGCACCGAACTGGCCGAGCACCCGGAGAACGCCGGGCCATACGTGGCCTATGTTCCGACGGCGCTGCGGGCGTCGATCATGGGGCTGTCGAACTTCGTGGACGTGGCCGACCCCAACATCAATCCCGGCATTATGGCCCCGACGTTGACCAACACGCCCGGCCGCGGCATCGGTGACGAGGTGCTGGGCTACGTGGACGGTATCTGGATTGTCGAGTGGTCATTCCTACCGGCGACGCACGGCATTGTTGTGGCCCGCGGGGCCTCAGCCAAGCCGCTGAAGATGCGCCAGTACGGGGCGGCCGCGTTGCAGGGGCTGTTTCGCGAGAACTTTTCCAGCGACGGCAACCTGAACGAGAACCGCTTCATCCGCTACTGCGGATTCGGCGCTTACAACCGGGTCGGCGCTCTGGCCTTCCACATCGGGGCCGGCGCTTACGCCATCCCGACCGGATACACCACGCCGCTGGCCGTCTAGGAGCTAGACATGAATAGCTCCATTCAGGCCGAGAGACTGGCGAAGGCAATTGAGGCCATCACGGTGGAGACGGAACGGCTGGGCGGGCGGTTCGAGATGCCCACCGGCCGGTTCCCTGACCCGGCGACGAAGTACACCCTGATTCTGGAGGCCGTCGGCGCGGCGCTGGCCGCTATCGGCGTGTCTCCGGCAGAGGGGGCGGCTGTCGTCGTTGAACCGGATGCGCCGCAGGCAACAGCCAAGAGCGAGCCAACCGCGCCGAAGGGCAAGCGCAAGGGGAATTTGTAATGGCGAAGGAAAAGTATCCACATAACGCGCTGAAGAAGCTGCTAGCCGCGGACGCCGCTTTATCGGCGGCCGATCTGACGGCGCTTTCTGAGGTGACATCTTCCAGCGCAGAGATGAACTACCTGGACACGAGCGCGCCGGGGACGGTAACGGCCTCGAAGGCGTTGATCGTGGACGCGAACACGGCGATCCAAGGCTGGCGGCAGACGGTAACGGCCGACGCCGACGGCGGGCCGGTGAACGTGGCGATGTCGAACAGCGTCATTACCAACCTGGGGGCGACGGGCGCGGCGGCGTTTGCGCTGCCGGCGGCGGTGGTGGGGCTGGAGTATCGGTTCTATGTGCTGGCGGCGCAGGAGTTGCGCATCGACCCCAACGGAACAGAGACGATTGGGCTGCCGTCGAGTGGTGCCCAGCAGGCGGCCGGGAAGTATATCTCTGCCGATGCGGTGGGCGAGTACGTTCACATTCTATGCGCCAAGGCAGGCCAGTGGGAAACGCTGGACTATCGGGGCACGTGGTCGGTGGAAGGTTAACCCATGACGGCGCTGAGCGACGCGGTGGCCCTGTTGATAGCGCGGCATCCGGCGATTATCACCGGCTTCGACCTGGCGGCGCAGACGGCGACGCTGGACGACATCGCCGGTGAGGCGCTGGACGCGGCCGACATCGACGCGGCGGCGCTCGCGCTGGCGGCGGCCGACGTGCCCACGGCGCGGCTGGTGCTGGACGTGATGGTGTGGCGCTGGGTAGAGGCGCGGGCGGCGCTGGGGTTCGACTTCAGCGCCGACGGCGGCAGTTTTCAGCGCAGCCAGCTATTCGAGCAGGCAACGGCGATGCGGCTGGCGGCCGAGGCAAGGGCCGCGGCGGCCGGGCTGGCCGGGTTCGGTATGCCGGAGGTTGGGGTCGATGTTTTCACGTTCTGAGCTAGACGGGATGCGGGTGACACAGGAAAGCGTGATGATGCACCGGGTGGTGTTCCGGCCGTGGAACCCGACGACCGACGCGCTGAGCGGCCAGCAGGTATCAACGGGCCAGCCGGTCGGCAGCCTCATGTGCGGGGTGGACTTCACGCCGAAGGGGTCGCCGGTCGAGGGCACGGAGGGCGTGGTGGTGGCTCACTACCGCATCCGCCTACCGCGTTCGTTTGCGGCCCAGGCCACGCCACTGTCACGCTATCAGGTCGTTGAGGCATACGGGGAACTGTTGCCCACGCCGCTGACGCTGGAGCAGGTCAGTGACGCGGCCATCGGGCCGTCGGGCGTGGTGGTGTGGGCGAGGAACGTCACATGAGCGGCGGGGTACGGGTTGACGTGGACGCAAGCGAACTGATTGCCGCATTGAACCGGCTGGACGGCATGGCCCACGGCGCGGACATCGGCCGGGCGCTGATGGCCGGGGCGCTGGTGGTGGAGGGTGAAGCCAAGCAGAACATCATCCGCTATGACTTCATTGACACCGGGGCAACGCTCAACAGCACGGCGGCCGAGCAGGTGGCTGAGAACGAGGCCCACATCGGCCCGGCGACCGAGTACGCCATTTATGGCGAACTGGGGACGCGGTTCACGCCGCCCAAGCCGTTTATGCGCGAGGCCATTGAGAACAACAAGGCGGCCATTGTGGACGCGGTGAGGGAAGAACTGCGCGAGGCGCTACGGAGGGCGGTACGATGAGCGACCCGGTGGAGCTGGCCTTGCGCGAAGAACTGGCGGCGGTGTTTGCGGCCGAGTTGGGCGGCCGGGTCTATGACCTGGTTCACCCGCCGGAAGATGAGCGGCCGGTGGCAACCTACCGGCGCGTGGGCAGCGGCGGCGGCGCAGCCACGGGGTACAGCGAGGCACGGGTACAGGTATCGCTCAAGGATGATACGTATACGGGAGTGAAACGCCTCCAGCGGCGGATAGAAGATTACATGAGCAGTATTGTGAACCGGCCGCTGGGGGCGAATGAGCGGTGCGTGTGGGTATTCAGGATCACCCCGGTCACCATGCCGGACGGCTATCAGGCCGCCACGCGTTCGCGGCTGGCGGTGACGGACTTGATTATCAAGTATGCGGGATAGGAGATAGAAAGCTATGGCAGCGACAGCGATTGCAGAGCAGACGGTGGCCGGGGCGTACACGCTGGAAACGGCGACGCAGTTCACCACGTTGACCGAGACGGCCGGCGACGCGACGAACATGAACAAGGTGACGATGAGCGGCCGCAGGATGCTGCTCATCATCCACAATTCGGACGGCTCTAATGCCGAGTGGGTGACGGTTCACGCCAGTGACGACGCTTACGGGCGGGCGACCGACATCACGCAGCAGAGCCTGGCGGCAAACGCCTGGGCGGCGTTTATCTTCGAGCCGGCGGGGTGGGAGCAGACGCTGGGCGGCCGCGACATCCTGTTCGACCCGGAAAGCGCCGATGTGAAATTCATCGCCATTCCACTGTAGGGAGAAAAGAAGATGGCTGAGATTACGGTACAGGAAATCAACGGGCCTTATGAGCCGTCGAGCGACACGACGCCGCTTTCGACGCTGACGTGGACGGCGGCGACGACGACCGGCGACACCATCACGATGCCGGGGCGGAAGCTGCTGGTGCTGTTTCGGAACAGCGGGGCCAGTACGCGGACGATTGCGGTGGCG